ACAGGATGTACTCGAGGAGCTTTAGGTACAACTGCAGCGACTCACGATAATGGAGCAACAGCTACCGATGCATCTGACTTTAATGGGTGGGGCGTGGCTCGCGGAGCGTCATTAGTAACGTTGGAACCTGGACTATGGTCCTTAGATAATTTTGGTGAAGTGTTAGTGGCCACGATTGCAAACAGTAAAACTTTTACATGGAACGGTGGAGCGTCCGATGCAACATCGAACAGAGCATCCACAACCACTTCTGGTTTTGCAACAGGTAATAACCCAACATCTACTCGTGTCAGTTTAATTTCCCCAACTACACGACACTTAATTCACTTTGGCACCGAAACAACGATTGGCACAGCCACCACACAAGATGATATGTTTATTCGTTTCTCTGATGAAGAAGATATTAATACCTATGCACCTTCTGCAATCAACTCAGCAGGCACACAAAGATTACAAGATGGTACGAAAATTGTGGGTGCCTTAAAAGCAAAAGAAACAATTTTGATATGGACCGATACTGCTTTGTACACCATGAAGTTCATTGGTGCACCTTTCACTTTTGGTTTTGAACAAGTCGGCACAAACTGTGGTTTGATTGGTAAGAATGCGGCTGTCGAGATAGACGGTGTTGCTTATTGGATGAGTAGTAGTGGTTTCTTCTTATTCGATGGTACAGTAAAATCTTTACCCTGTTCTGTAGAAGACTTTGTCTATGATGATATTGACTTAACCAAAGGACAACAGATTACAGCTGGTGTAAATAATCTCTTTACCGAAATTATCTGGTGGTACCCTGCATCGGGCCAAAGTTTTAATAACAGATTGGTTGCCTATAATTATCTTGAATCTTTAGGAGCACAAGTCCCTGGTGGTATTTGGTACACCAGTGCCGAAGGCCGTACATCATGGATGGACTCTTCTATTTATCCTAAACCCTATGCAACATCTTTTATATCTAGTGAAACAGGTACATTTCCGGTGATACAAGGAGATACAGGATTAGGAGCAACAACGTATTTCGAACATGAAACCGGTGTGAACCAAGTCAATATTGATGGATCGAGCACCGCGATTAGTTCATTTGTACAATCTTATGACTTTGATTTAGAAGGACAAGGCACTGAAGGGGAACAGTTTTTAGCTGTTCGTCGATTTATTCCTGACTTTAAAACACTGCAAGGCACAGCTAAAGTAACGTTGTCCGTGAAGCGTTTTCCTTCTCAATCAGACTCAACAACAGGTTTGAGTCCTTTCTCAATTACATCATCAACCACCAAAAAAGATACCAGAGCTCGTGGTCGATATGTTAATATTAAAATAGAAAATGATGATGTTGATCAGAACTGGAGATTTGGCACATTCAGTTTAGACGTACAAGCAGATGGAGGTAGATAATGGCAAAAATAAATGTTAAGATACCAGAACCGAAAGAGAATTACGATGTATCTAACCAGAAACAAATAAACAGAGCTATTGGTATTATTATTGAACAATTAAACTCTACTTATTTGGATGAATTAAAACAAGAGTCGGAACGTTACACGTGGTTTAAATCTTCAGGAAGTACAAGTTAATGGCAAATATATACAAGAATGCACAGTTTGATTTAAATGTCACAACCGTAGTTGATGTTTATACTTGTCCTTCTAACTCCAGAGCAATTATTCAAAACATTCACGCAGCGAACGTAGGAACAGCCAATACAGAAATTAAAGCTTTTGTTTATGATGATTCTGCAAGCACCGCTTTTCAGTTTGCTGAACATACTGTAAACTCTGGTGATTCACGTAGTATTTCGGATGGATCTATCGTATTAGAAGAAAACGATAAATTACAATTACAAGCAGGAAGTGCTGACGTGTTTGAAGGCACTTGTGCTATATTAGAAATGAATAGAGATTAAGGAGGTAGTATGTCTTTTTTAGAACCTGGCGGAAAAGTAAAAGTGATCAGAGATGGTAAAGAAATTGAAGAGATTGATGTCGAAACAGAGGTTACTCTAATTAATACAAAAACAAGTCAAGAATACAATTCTGACCAAGAGGCCGATGACGATGTTAATGATCCGAATACAATAACAAAACAGGAGGATTTAAGTAGAACTGTCAAGATTAGAATAGCTAAAATGCCTGACATTTTAAGTGGTTCAAATTCTTGACACAGTGATAGATACTGGTAAATTATACGATATTACCGTAGCTTATGGACTTTATAAGTTGTTTCCTCGCTACAAAGACCACACGTTCGAGGACGTGCTCCAACATATAGCCCCATCTGTGAACCTGAATCAATACAAGATTCATTACAGAAATGAGCTACCATATGCCTTTTCAAATTGGGCATTTTTAAATGAGGATGCAGAAAAACGATTTATGACAACCGCCGAATTAAACCCTGAAGATTACAATAGCGGAAACATTCCTTGGCAAATTGATGTAGTCTGTGTTGATGATGTGAAATCTGTTGTGAAATGGGCAAAACAATACTTTACTAATTTACTTGGATATAATAAACCTGTAAAATGGCTAAGGATAACTGATGATGAGGTTATCACAAAAGTCGTAACAAGATATACATACAAAGGAGCACTATGGGATCATCAGTAAGTAAAGCTATTAGAAGAGTTATACCAAAAGAGATACAGCCTATCTTACCTATCGCGGCTTCTATGTTTGGTGGTCCTCTTGTTGGAAAAGCTTTAGGTAGCGCCTTTGGGACAGGTATTATGAGCACTCTAGGAGGCAAAGCATTGGCCTCTGGATTAACATCAGCTGGTGTTGATTTATTAACTAAGGGTAAAGTTGATCCTCGAACTGCAGCCGTATCCGCTTTAATGGGGGGTGGTGGACAATATTTTAAAAATGTTGGACAGGGTGGACAGTTTTTAGGAATGGAATTAGGTGATAAAGCAAAAAGTGCTTTTACTGATCTAGGTTCTTTATTAGCTCCGACAGAAGTTAGTGAAAGTGGTAAGTTTCAATTATCCTCTGGAATAGGTGAAGACGAAGTTTTAGGTAGTCTCGCACAAAGCGCAGGCACCGCTGCGACAGTCGGTGGAACAATCTCCGCGTATGACGCAGCAGAAGAAGCGCAAAGAAAATATGAAGAAGAGATGGCCGGTAGAGAAGCGGATGCTGCCGCTGATAGACAATCAAGAATAGATTATATTACAAGATACATGGGAATGGCAGGATTCAGTCAAGCTGAAATTGATGATGCATTATCTCGTTATGGATACAAGACCGGGGGCCGCGTTGGTTTTTCCAGCGGTGGTAGTGGAACATTGGGTGATTCCATGCAAGATATAAAAATCCTTTTAATGAAAAATCAAATTATAGAAGCCGGTGGTGGTGGTTTTGGTGGAAAAGATTTAGACGATAAAACAGATGATGAGATTATAGAAATATATGAAAGTTTATTTAGTCAAGGTAAAGCGAACGGTGGACGTATTGGATACCGAATTGGTGGTGGTCCTGTAAAAAGTTTTATTGCTAAACTATTAAATGCGGAGCCTAGCGAAGAAGTTTTAGACAGAATGTTTGAAGAACGTAAAAAAGAAATCTTTAATTCCATGTTTGATCCTGAAGCAGGCACTGGTGCCTATAGTATGGAACAAATGCAAAAAGCAGATGAGATGGCTACAAAACAAGCGATGCAAGAATTAGAAGAATATAAAATGCGTATTGGTATGGAGATGGAAAACCCACCAGAAGGAACTGTTGGTTCTGATATTATAGAACAGATTATGGAACCAAGAAAAGAGGGTCGCGTTAAAGAAGCCAAGGGTGGACGTATTAAAAAATCTATTGGTGGATTAGCTTTTATGTATAGAGATTATTTAGAGGGAGCTAATAAATATGATATTGAACCTGTAACTTTTGAAGAATTCACTGAACAGTATTTAGATATTAAAAGAGAAGAAGGTGATACAGAGAAATATAAAAAAGGTGGACGTATTAAATATGCCGAAGGTGGTTCTTCTACTGAACAACAAAAAAGAGAAAATTATTTTGATTTAAAAAGAGATGAGTTTATGTCTTTATCTGAGTATTTATTAAGTCCTATGTCAGATGCTGATTTAAGAAAAGGCAAAGCTGAAGGTGGTATCATGAATTTAAAAATGGGTGGTATGCCTGCTGAAATGGATTTACGAGGTGGTGGCTTTGTACCAATTGGTGCAAAAGAAAAAGCCGATGATGTCCCTGCAAGATTATCAAAGAACGAATTTGTCATGACCGCTGATGCAGTAAGAGCTGCCGGTGGAGGAAGTGTTAACAAAGGGGCAAAAAGAATGTATGATCTCATGAATAAATTGGAGGCTAGAGTCTAATGCCAGAAGAAACGATTACCACGACGAAACCCGCGCCGTTTATAGAGGCGGCGGGAACAACTTTAACAGAAAGACTAATGCCTTTACTGAGTCCTGCTCAGGCTATGGATACTTCAGCTTATGCTCCCACAGTCGCTGCACAAGACCCGTTACAACAACAAGCGTATCAACAAGCTTCTGGTTTAGGTTCATTTGAACCTTTTTTAGCTCAGGCCGGTGCCGAAGCTACAGGAGCAGCTCAATATGTAGGACCTCAAGCGTATCAAGAATTTATGTCGCCGTATCAACAAGAAGTCATTGACACTTCTTTAGCGGCGTTACAAAGAGAACGAGATATTGCAAGACAACAAATAGGAACACAAGCAGCACAATTAGGTGCTTTCGGTGGTGGACGTCAAGCAGTACAAGAAGCAGAATTTGATGTGGGCACAGCCATGGGTAAAGCTCAAATGGAAGCGCAACTCAGAGCTCAAGCGTTTCAACAAGCACAACAACAAGCACAACAAGCATTTCAACAACAACAAGCTCTGTCAACACAACAACAAGGATTAGCACAATTAGCTCCACAGCTCGCACAACAAGAGATTACCGGATTACAACAACTAGGACAGCAACAACAATTACAATCACAAGCAATCTTAGACGCTCAAGCACAAGCTGCAAGAGAAGCTGCATTTGAAGAGCAACAACGATTAGGTTTCGTTGGTCAGCAATTAACAGGATTGATCGGTGGATACCCTGCACAACAAACTTTTCAAACAACAACTCAGCAACCACCTAGCCCATTACAAAGCATCTTGGGTGTGGGCACAGGTATCGCTGGTATCTTAGGAGCATTAAGAGGATAATGAGCACAACTTTAAGAAGGCCCATGTTTAGAGGTGGCGGCAAGATCAAGAGCCGCGGAACGGGGATCACATCTGGATTGGACGATAGACCGGGGTACGCGGAAGCGGGTGTTGTTAGCCCTGTTGATATGGGTCGTGTACAATCCGAAGCAGAAAAATTATTTGAATTACAAAAATCAATGGGTCTTTTTGATCGACCAGAAACAAAAACATTTGGTGTTCCAGAATATTTGAGACTAGCTCAAGCAGGTTTTGAATTTGCTGCGAAACCTGGTGATGGTACTTTTCTTCAAAAAGCCGCCGAAGTTGCAGCACCTGCCTTAGGTGATATTGCTGGAACTATTGCTGCGAAAAAAGAAAAACAAAAAGAAGCGGAACTTAGAGATTTAGCTATCAAAGCAGGAAACATTGAAACTGTTTACGGACAACTTGGCAAAGAAGCTTTGAAAAAAGCAGAAACTACTGGTGCTGGTTATCAAATAGAAAGAAAGATTGCAATGATAGGTGAATTAACAACCGACATC